CGTCTGCACTATGGCTTCTTCCCTCACATAGTGAGGTAGGATCTTTGCGAACCCTGCGGTGCAGCGTGGGGTGCTTTGGGGGCGACCGTCTGCACAATGGCACGTCCTCACTCCTTGAGAGGTCCATGTTCGGCGAAGTCTGTGGTGCAGCACAGATTAGCATTCCCCCCCGGGGACACAGGGTGGGGAGACACAACGCGTCATCGTTGTTAAAAATTGACGAGGCTTTTCTTTGGTTTACCTCCCCGTTCGGAAATTTAAAACCATAGGATGTTATGTGGACTTCATCCCCCCCCTACCTATAGGAAAAATAGGACTCTGATGTGTGAAGCATCAAAATGGGCTTGCCCACATGACTGACAACCATATGTACCGATCAAGTGCCAGACCAGTGCGCGCTACCAGTATGTCCCGTTCCCGCCCGCCCCTAACCGGCCCTGCCGACTGGGTGAGCGTTTCCGACGGAAAAACATCTAGGACTGAGCGTACTGGCCCCCGGAGTCACCCGGGCCCCTTGTTGCAAAATACGATGTTTATTGCCTCTGAAAACCATGATAGCTCGGTCATGGATTTTAAAAGTTTAGAGCCGGAAACCCGCCCTCGGCCCGTTTTCCCAGATCTAGGTTTGGCGTCTGAGTTTCCTTCGGATCCTCCCGCTGAACCTGCCCTGCCGCCGTCACCTATGGTGACTACTTCAAACCGGACGATTCCTCCAGTGACCTTTGGAATCCCCAGCTTAAACCACCCGTATCGCAAAACGTTGAATGTCCACCACAACGTTACCCTCGTAGAGTCTAGTTCAGACTCAAATCATCCATGGAGTGTGCTGTGTAAGAAACTTGCTGTCTATTTTGTCATTAGACAGCTACACGGACACATTCCTAAACGTGACAACAAAATCTACATAGCGGACATTGGTTCTAGCATTGTGTATCACATGTGCTTAGGACCCGTTGTGTGGTATTCTTTAAACCCCGTCACCGTGCCTGGTGACGGGCATAGGAGTTTGACACGCTCCTCCACCGCCTCATCACTACCATATAACCCCACTCCTGCTTACCACGCCGCCCTTTACGTCGACGTCTATCCACCGTCCAAACGCGACATAGCTAAGCATTTTTCAACCATGTGTAACGTGGTTTATTTCATCGCTCGCATACATCGCGGAGAACACTACGCCGACATAGAACAAGTCGGTTTCTGTCGCGATAATGTGTGGTATTGCACAGAAAACGTTGACAACCACACCTTAGCCTTCGCTTGGCAGCACCCCTCGTTGGAATGGTTACTCCACGGTTTCGAATATGGTGGGAGAAAGTACGAAACCAATATATTGCGTACCGTCGGAATGTTCCATGTGCTGAGTGTTACAAGAGGCACACCCAGACGGTTGGTTTTGAATCCACCGCCATTGGCAGTTTGGCACTTTCCGTGGAAATGGACGTCACCGACGACGTGGATAGCAAACCGGAAAGTCTATTATCACGTGGAAACGGCCAACGCCTTGATAGGTGCTTACGCATTCCGTCAACAAAGCGGCTTTGTTTTCGACGCCATAGCCAACGCCGTGGAGACGAAATTTTCTCAAACGCCTGAGTTGTGTAACTTGCGCCGCGTGATGCCCGACGCTTACCAGCTGTATGTGACTGGCACAGTATTTTACGTCTTATATGCACAACGCGAGCAAACTGCGAGACAGATGGAATTAGGCGTAACGTCTTTTATGCGCGCCGACGACACCGTAGCATCGCTGCGTTCTCGCCATAGCCAGCTTCGCAAATATGAGGACCGCCATGTCGGACTGTCTTGGTGCAAGTGGATCATGGCAGTGGGAATGTTTGTGGCTATCGTTTTCTCAAGCACGTGGTTGTGGACGCTGAGACACACTTCACAATTAGCCGCCGGCTCAACACATGCCAGAATTTGGCCGAAACGACCCGTTCTGAGCTTTTTGAGTGAGACAGTGTTGTTGGCTAGTGGGCCCCTTTATTTGGTGGTCCCGCTCTATGAATTCTTCTGTTCAAGACTTTCCGTGGCGTCCGCTGCCATCCACGTGTTTTCGTACGTGTTTGTGTGGTTGTCACGCGACCTGGAACCTGAATTGTATTGGCCTGCACTCGTCAGCATGGTAGGGTTACATTACATTTATAACCATGAAGTGTCGCGCCTCATAGAGAGACAACGTGAAATTGATTGTTTAGACCTGGATATCGCCATTCTTGCCGCAAAGCGTGAACAATCGACATTTGAAGCTCCGCCACCACCGCCGATACCGTCGAGCTCGCTTTTTTCTGCTGCCATGCGCTGGCTGCCTTTCGAGTTGATGGCCCGCATCGATTCATACAACACGCATTGCCCCGAATACGACCACTTCCGCGCCTGTCGCCTTCACGCCGAGCAGTATGAATGTCCGTCAATGGGAATGGTCGAATATTTGCCGCTCAATGAAGGTGTACCAGCAACTGTGAGCCAACATTCGTTGAATGTCCCGATAGAAGGTAGTTTGAAGTTGACGGAAGGTAAGCGGCCGACTGATTTAGCCACGGTTGAGAAACTCCTACCTCGCTCTACACCCCACGATCCGTTGCACAGCATTTATCCAGTCTTGATCACCAGCGGACTTTTGCATTTACCTGCACGATGTGAGCGCAACTTTTTCGTCGCATTGGTCCACCGGCAACTTAAGCCGACTGCTCTCGAAGAATATGAAGAAGAAAGTTGGCGTCCGGGCTGGCAAACGATCCAAGAACACTTCCACCACATGCCTCTAGAGATCACCGCCGAAGAATATATGGCCGGTTCTGCGAAAAGAGCCTTGTATGAAGCAGCTGTAGAGGAAGTTAGACGTTCTGGCAATCATCTCAACGTGCGCCGCGTAATGTTGAAAAGCAACGAAACGTTAGGCTTTGGCAAAAAACCCCGCGCAATAAATGCTTTGTCTGTATTCTCGACACCATTTTGTGCGGCCGTTGTAGAAACGATGGCGCGTTATTGCAAGCGAGTGATGGATGGAAATTCGCCCCAACCGAAACGCAATGGAGACCTCGGCAGTTATATTCTGTATTATGCTTCTAGCCGACAAATGTCACATGTGTCGGAAACGGTGTGGAGAAACACTCAAGCGAGCGATCTAAATCAGACGTTCATAGCCGCAGCCGGAGACGACCTACTTGTTTGGCAAGGCAACCATGGCTACGAAGCTGACGCAACAGCCTTCGACCAGTCACAACAGCCTGGTGCTTTGTTAGGGATGGCCGCGTTGTTGCGTCGTTTGGCTATTCCCGAAGAGATATTGGACTTTTTCATACACCACTGTCGGTCGCCAATGATGATACAGACGAAACGATTCAAAGGAGTTGCGCGCAGCTTGTCAACCCAACTGCCCACGGGAATCATGTTCACAACGTTGTCTAATACATTGGTGATGCTGGCGGCGGCGACTGTGATTTTCGCTGATAAGTCGGCACCTATAGCCAGTTGTGAAGCAACAGCGCGACGGCTGGGACTCACGCTGAAAATTAAGCGATCGACAGACGTGACCGATCTGACCTTTCTCAAAAGCTGGTTTCCCGGACCGTGTGAATGTTATCCATTACCCTCTCTGATAGTGAAACTTGGAAAGCTGCTTGAACCGCCGACAGTCGTGGCTCGCAAGAGTGGTCTTCGCAATCTGACATCGCAGCAAGCTATTGACGTCTTCGCTTACGCTTTCTCCACGGCGTTGCCGGATATAGCGCCAGACTATCCACTGCTTAGCACGTATATCTCGACGTTAGCAAGGTTGGGCGTTAGCAAGCGGTATGTTCCCGACTTGCAGTTTCGAGAAGGTTATAACGACATCTATGTGACGCGAGGCAACCAACCGCGACCGGACACGCGAGATCGCGTGCTTTTGATGATGGAACGTCGTTACCGGATATCGCGCGTTAGTGTGGAAGAAGTCGAACGTTTGTTGTCGTCAGTGACACGCTTGCCAGCTTTCGTGGTCCATCCCTTGTTCGATCGGTTGATTGCTGTAGACTATGGGTGAGCCGTTCTTCGTTCGCTTGAGCATGATAGGAAAGTAGGTTAGTTATGTGTAGTATCGTATTTGTATTTTCTTTTGAATAAACATTGAAATGTCTCCAGGCCATGCGGTAGATGGCCTTAAAGAGCAAAACAATCTCTATAATCGTAGTTACCAATTTTATTCAATGCCACCTCGCAATGCCAAACGAACTCAGAAGAAGCGCCCAGCTGTTAAGAGAAGCAAAAAGATCGTCCGATCCCGTCAAGGAAGTTCCGGACTTACTGTTGCTTCCAAACTGCCGCGACGCATCACCGGCAACAACTCCATGTTTGCAAGAATTTCAGGAATGGGAGAATATACCGTCCGATCCAACACTTTACAATCTGGAAGACCTCCCCAATTTGGAAAGACGTCCAATCCTGGAGGTTTTGAGATTTGTCATTCTGAATTTCTGCAGGACATAAAAGGTCACAAAAATTTCACTGTCAGCTCTTTGCCAGTTAATCCCGGAATGTACGCCACTTTTCCTTTTCTTAGCGCTTTGGCGACAAACTATGAAGAGTACCAATTTTTAGGTTTGTCGTTCATGTACAAGTCGACGTCAGGTGTAGCTGTGTCCGGCACAAACCCATCGCTCGGCACGGTGATATTTTCTACCCAGTACGACGCGAAGGATGCTCCGTTCACGACGAAACAACAAATGGATTCTTATGTGTTCACCACTTCGACCGTTCCAAACCGTGACATGTTGCACCCTGTAGAATGTGATTACAAGCAAAACGTCATGCGTAATTTGTACGTCCGCAATGCTCCTCCTCCTCTTGACACAGACCTCCGACTGTATGATCTCGGCAAGTTTTCTTATGCCACTGCTGGAATGCTCGCAGATGGCGACACCGTCGGCGAGTTGTGGGTTACCTACCATGTTCGCTTTCTCAAGCCAAAACTTGTAGAAGAAATGCCGCTTTTTGCTCGTCTCTTGTCTACTGATGGAGGTTCGCCAGCCACGTGGATGCGCCCTGGATTGCCTCTAGGAGATAGTATACTATCAGCCCAATCCGGCCAATCGCCGGGATTCACAAGCATAGCTATGGACGTCGGTGCTTCCACCACATTGTTCAACATCAACTTTCCCGGCAAATACCAGATTCAGTATTCCTTTTCAATTCCCAACGGCGCTGCCGACACCCTGCAGATTCAACCAGGCGTGTTCAATTTGGCGACAGATTTCAATCCACCAACCGCTGTTAATACAACGAATTGTGGGATTTACACGAACAACCTGTTTCAATTTTTGTCCAGCAATTGGACAGGTCTCATTGTCGCTGGGTATCAGCAAACCTCCAACTACACGATCACCATCAACGTTGTAGCTCCCGTCGTTGTTAACATCAGCAATCTGATGCTAGCGCAGTCAGGCGCTGGAACGTCTATCCGGAGAGCCAGCCTGTTAGTCACATCTTTGAGTAACAATCTGCTTCCTGCTACTGGCTATCCCTGATCATCCTGATGTATCTGTTTGCTCCTAAGCTCTTTCACAAAAATCTCTTTTGCCCATTTTTGTTTTTTACCACACACATTTCGAAAGCGAAAATATCCCACATATAAAAAATTACAGTTCTTTCGATGTTGTGTTTTGTTTTATTATTTTAATAAATTTTGTAGTTTAGTTTAAGTCCTCCCACG